GTTCGTTCCTACCGCGTCTGAGGTGACAGAACCTCTGGATTCGGTCCGTGAGTGGAAGGAGTCACTGTTGAGCCCATATTCTTCGCGAAGCGAAGATGGCGGTCAACGACTAGCTACCCTCTTGGACTGGTCTGAATCCAGGTCACCCCTCGACACGTATCGAAACTACTCGGATTTCGGTATGCCTTTGAACGAGCTCGCCGCTTCCATTGTACGGCGAGCCCGGGACTTCTATTCGGCGTTCCTCCGAATTAGAAGTTTGTTCATCCGAGCGGATCTCTCGGAGAGCAGTGGCCGTAAGTTATTGGACCTCTACGGCTTTCTGACTTTCTGCGAGACCATCGTGGACGTGCTCAAGCAGTTCACCAACGTGGCCTTCTGTCAGATCTTAGGACAGAGACAGTACCCAGAGCCCCTCTCGATCGAGCAGGACGGAGTCATCCGCACTGTGCGTGTCGACCGTTGGGTCGTCGACCTGAGCTTCTACCGTCGCATCGTGCAGAGCAGCTTACGCCCGCGTTCGCGAGAATCCATATTCTTCGCGAACACCATTTTCCAGGGTTGGAAAAAGGGCATGCTCCCGACGACTGTGGCAACAACGATTAAGTCGTTGAAGAAGCAACGGGACGGCCTTGGCGGCCGGTCGCCTCACTTGACCGAGAAGAAGCGACGATTGATTGATCGTCTCGTCAATCTGGTGCACGGAACCCATACGTGGCGTGCGGAATCACGGGAAGCCGTGGAGGTGATTGCTGACAGGATCAGCAGCAAGGCGACGATCGCTTATTCGTCGCGCCTCCGAGGTAACTTGGGATATCTCACGGAGAACTGGTTCCTAGAGAAATACCCGGACTCGGTGCCGGATCTCCTCGATTTTCGAGAGGATTCGCCGGCCATCGAGATTCGTCGGGCTCTGCTCCAAACTGCACCCGAACGCGAGACCGTCGTCGTGGAGACGATCTCTGAGACCGCTGGTTTTGCGGTCGTGACAGCGACTGTGGAACGCTGTCGGTACTGGTCATCCAATCCGGAACTCCTGAAAGGAGCCCAAGACCATCTCACCCGTTACAATGACGAGGACGGCGATCGAGAGGCGGTGGTAACACCGCAGTTCGTCTCGGAGCCGTTCAAGCAACGGGGAATCTCGCTCCCCGCCTCCGGAGACTATGCTCGGCTTATGGCCTTGCAGAAGCTCCTCTGGCGGGTGTTGCAGGACCCCGTGTTCGAAGGGACGTTCGCTTTGACTTCGCGGACTATCAATTCGGACTTGATGAACGAGTGGCATGATCGAGCAAGGGCTTTTTCGGACCGGATGACTCTTGGCTCGGACGTTTTCGTGTCCGGGGACTACCAAGGGGCCACTGATTCCGTGGCGGGGGAGCTCTCTGAGTACCTGCTCCGGAAACTGCTTGATCCTCTCTTCCGCTTCAACCCGGAACTAGTTCTCTGGGCTGTGAAGAGCATGACCGCGTCCGTCGTCGCTATTTCTGGCGGCGTGGACAATCCTTCCACTGGTCGGGACCGTCAGCGCTCCGTCCAACCTCCAACTGCGGACCCC